ACCACAGTATCTTAAGCGACCTCGTATAGGGTCCTATATCCCTTGATAGTTAGGGCGATGGTTAGTCGCTTTGTCCCAGGGCGATAAGAAAGTACACTGAATGGGATTCTTACCCATACCCCGACCGAGTCGGATGCTGTTGCGTGGTCTTCTACGTACTCGCTGAACCTTACCACGCCTTACGTTTAACACCATCAATGTACTTTCCTATTTTACCCTACACGTCTTTAATAAAGACCTTTAATGTTCTATCATCGTCTTGTAGATCAATGTACATAAATTCTTCATCGTCAAAGTAGCGAGTGTATTCTCGACCATTTTTGCCGATTACCTCTACTCGACTCACTGCACTGAACTTACGTTCACGCTCTAGTTGAGACATAGTCTTGTACCACGACCATGCTAATTCTTGAAGTTGCTCAAGCGGTAGGTTCTTAATACTGTTTGGAATCTTATCACTCACTGTCCACTCCGTCCTACCGTCTCTTTACGGTAGATAGCAGTTGTGTTTATGCCAGCGTGAGGACACACTAGAATAATCTCAGGCAGGTCATGTTTATCAATCTCACCACCTGAACCACATATGAAGAATGAACGAGACCATTCTGGTTTTTCGTGGAACCATATCTTCTTAAGTTTTTCGAATAGTTCGTATTCTTTATCTGTTATTTCTTTCATCACTCACCTTCATAATTAATTAGAGTTGTTAGTGCTTGGAACTCACCGAGCGTCAACGAGATATTCTTAATGCCATCTACGTTGTGAATAGTTACATCATAGCCTTCACCATTAGACCATTCTGTCACTTCAATGTAATCATCTTCTCTAGCAAAATGGCAATAAGGTTTTAGGTTAGCAAACTTTGCTTTTCGTTGCGATACAGTAATCATACTACCACCATATCATTTGTATAACTTTAGCCGCAAGTGCAAAGGGTACAGATACTAATAATACACCAAACAGTACCAGGAACCACTGTGGCGGATTGCCATGTGTTATAAGTCTATACATCACACCTAATACAAGCATAAGAATAATTATTACACAGTATGTAAGAAGTATTTGATTAAACATCACATCGCTTTCCCACTGTTGTTCTGAATCATTGACCAACTTTGAGTGTAGTCACACCAACTCACTTGATACTGATTACCATTATCCCAGATCCAATAGATTTTATTTTTGTCTATTGTTTCTTCTCGGTGTACAGCATCATAAGAAGGATAACCTTTTTCAAATACATCACTCATATCAAACCCTCATCAATCATTCGCTTGTTAATCTCTTCGGCAAACTCACCATCAGGTAAGCACTCACTGACAACGTAATCGTACTTCTCATTAGCATCACCGAAGTCAGGATAAACTTGCTCATTAACATACGACTCGATAATGTCACAATCGTACTTGCCACCACGCCAATATTCCTCAGCGATAGCGTATCGAGTTGCCATTTCAGGATTATCATAAACTCCTACGAGGTAAGAGTGTTCATCACCACCACGGTGTGCTATTACAGTGTATACTAACATAGATCACTCCAACGATTCTAACGCAGATTCAACTATAAGTATATCAGGATTTTCTGGGTAGTTCAACGCGATAAGAGCATTCTTAGCAATTTCAATTTCGTTATGTGCTTTTTCAAGTGCCGCTACCATGTAAGACACGTCTTCTGGCTTCAATGTACCACCATTGTAGACATGATGGTAGAAACGTCTTGCTTGTGCTAGTTTACCTGGATTCATTTTTTCACACCACTTTATTTGAACAATGTGGAATAAGCTTATAACTCATTCCACCATCGGATTTTTCTACCATTAAGAACTTCAGCTTCGAATATGGATATAAGCATATCGTAATCCCAAACTTCAGTTGTCTCTAAATCCCATAGCCACTCGCCGAGTAGTCCCCAATCTTCACCGTGCATTGGTGCAAGTGCATACTCATCCCAGCCATCATACCCTTCTTTACTATTATCACGAATGTCTATGCGTCCAGCACAATAGTGAGTATGAACTTCCTCTATTTCGTAGGTATCGCCAACCTCAATGTTAGGGTAATCAAAGTATGAACTAGTCCTAAGCATATTACGAATAACTTCACTATTAACCACCCGCTCAACCTTATGAGTCAAACCACGTTCACGAAACCAATCTAGTGAAATGGGTCCCATGTAATTTATAGAATAAGAAACACTCATTACTTTCTATTTCTAATCAAATGATTACGTTCAACAGTAATTTCTTCGTAACGCTTAAGACCTGCCGCTTCCAGCTTATCTATTTGATAATCATCAAGTTTAAGTCTTTTACGGTTAGAATCAATAAACTTAACTATCTTTAAAAGATCTTTTTCATTGTGACAATTTTTAATATCAAGCATTAATTCGTGGTAGCTCGTATCGTTTTTCATAATCAGCTTCCTTTAGTCCACCAAGAGGTGTCAGCACCAGGCAAAGACGCAGCATATACCATAGAGTCTACTGTAACACCACTCATTGGCTCGCCTTCATTTTCAACAAGAGCTGCTAGACCACGACGGTACTTGACCATATCCGCAATCTTTTCCTCGTTTTTGTCTACGCCCAATCGCTGGAACATTGCGATGTTATCAGACATATTTTCAATCATACTTTCTAAAACATTAACATCGTATTTCATAATGTATCCTTATTTGATTAATTTATGGTACTATTCTAATCAAAACAAAAAGCAATGTCAATACCTTTTTGGTCTTTTCTTCAATTCTTTCATTATATCTTCGATACCAAAGAAAAATAAAGGAAACAAAATCAACACGGAGCAAATTAGGAATACACTTGCTTCACCATACTCTATACGCTGATGCACCAACAAAATAAAGTTTGTAGTGAACAAAGTAATTATGATGAACGCTTTCATAATCTTATTAATCTCCATCGCCTGGTTCCTCACTCAGCATATCAGTTTTATCGCCTTCAAAGCCATACTCAGGATTGAATACATCAGCATCTGGAAGTGGATCTTTTTTCTCAGTGATGTTTGGCCAGATTAAACTATATTTGTGATTAATTTCTACCCACTTTTCTGCGTTTGGATCCAAGTCTGACTTAATCGCACCGGCTGGGCACTCTGGCTCACAGACACCGCAATCAATACATTCGTCTGGATTAATTGCCAAAAAGTTTTCACCTTCATAAAAACAATCAACAGGGCATACAGCAACACAATCCGTATACTTGCATTTAACACAAGCATCATCTACAAAATACGTCATAATTTAACACCTACCTTTTCTAAATGCGATTTAACAAAAGCCACAGTGTCATGACCATACTGGTCTGTGCCACAATTAACTTCTTCTAAACGAGCCATTAGAATCTGTACACAACCTTTAAGTGTACCAATTTTTTCAGCATCTTTTAAGCTTTTTTCAAATTCTTCATTAGTCATAATATAATCCTATTACTTAGAGTCTTTGATAAACATTACAATGCCACTCAAAACAATTGCAGAAAAAGCAACCATCAGGCCAATCTCAATTTTGTCGCCGTGGTTAGTTCCGAAATCAATAAGTTTGTTAAGCATTATGTGTTCCTCCATTTGATAGATCTATTATAAGTATCCAATCAGAAGAAGTAAATAGTTTTTTAAAAATATTTAAAATTATTTTGTTATAATATTATAACTTAAAGTTATAAGCAAACGCGTTTGCAGCTTTATTACTTTGAAAGTAAAAAGTGTCGTGGTAAACTTCAGTGTGCTTAACGTGATGCCATTCATGCTTCATTAATTGGGCCTTACACCATTCTATAGCGCGGCTTCTTAAATCAGTATGAACGGAAAGAGAATAGGGGATGTTGGACATCCATCCCCTTTTGTAATCAGAAATTTCTTGCGGAGTGTGTGGTATCATTTTACTAGGCCTTCACCGTATCCGTCTTCAAGCATTTGCGCCATTTCAATAATGCGCTCATCTTCAGCCATCATTGCTTCATATTCAATAAATGCAATCATAGTGTCATTCATATCACACCTCCAAAATCATTGTCTTAATTTCTTCGCAGTCAAATTCTCCGCCGAAGTATTGTGTCACTAATTCTTCAAGACAGTCAAAGCTTTCAGAAGAAAATTGGTAGAGTGGATTGCCACCAGCAGGACCATACTCCATTAAGAGTTTTGAAGTACAGCCATGCTCTGTGGCGAATTGATTAACCATTTCTGTAGTAGTCTCAGAAGTAATGTCAAGCTCAATAGTGTACATAATGTATTCTCCATTTCGATTTACTATGCTATACTACACAATTTTGAAATGAATGTCAACAGTTAAATGAAACTTTTTAGCATCCAAGCATGTTTTTCATGGATGCCAATACGTGACTCCAAGTAATCAAGTGTACCAGCAGCATTTACTTCATCAGCGATAGTACGTGCGGTGTAAAGGTTTGAAAGAATTTTATCGTTATCTTGGGCTAGACGAGCAAACATTACAGGAGCTTCTGGAATAGAAGTCTCATCTTGAATATCGCCAAGTTCTACAAAACGACCTAGCGAACCTGGTGCAAAAGCGCCGAGCTTACGAATTTCTTCTGCAGTACTATCTACTGAGTCATTTACTTCTTCATACAAACTACCAAAGAAATCGTGGTATTGTGCAAAGTTTGGTCCTGTTACATTCCAATGATAATTTTGAGCTTTAATACCAAATGCTACCGTGTTAGCTAGTAGTCTTTTGAGTTGCTCGATGAGTTGTGCTCTATCCATTTTTAATTTCCTAATTGTATTAAACTAAAAATTATTTATTTCTTTATACTTCTTACGAACTGCTAGAAAGTGCTCTAGATAATCATAAGTATTTACTTTAAAAATAAGTGGTTCATTATCGTCTACAGCCATAACAACTACAGCTTGCTTAATAGCTATACCAGTCCTTTCTAGAAAAGCCGCAGCATAAAAACTCATTTGAATAAAGTAATTTGTAATATCTTCTTTTTTCTTTATACGACGGGATGTTTTATAGTCAATGATAGAAAGCACACCATCCCACTCTCCTATACAGTCAACCTGTCCTGCACATTTCAATTTATCACTGTAAAGAAATGCTTCTTGGAACCAAACATTATCAAGCTTTTCATCAAGAATTGGTTTGATTGAATTAAAAGTAGCAATGTTTGCTGGCATATGCTTCTTTTTATAATCAGGTTCATTATTCACATAATCTTCTGCAAGTTTATGAACCGCTGTACCTCGTGTAGATGCTTGACGAGAAACTTTATTTGCTTCTTCTTCACCTACACGAGCTCGCCATGCCATGATAGCTTCTTTGCCTAAAATAGAAAGTACGGTAGTAATAGAAGGATAAGCATTACCTTCTGGTGTAAAATACTTACGACCTTCTTCTGTTGTCTTACGAGTAAGCTTTGGTAATTCAATACCGTGGTCTACATGGGTAAACATAATATAACCTTTTTAGTAACAATCTGTATACTATATCACAAGTTGCATATTCTGTAAACTAAAATTTAATACAAGGAAGTAAAGCAACGTTACGTGGTCGAGTTTCCGTACCACCTGTTAGATCTGTTTCAACTGGAAAGTTTGCCAATGATGAATCAGATCTTGCAAATCGGGCTTCAGATGTAATTCCAAATTCATCTGTTGAAACTCGCGTAATACTGTGGCTGTGGCTTTTTAATTCGTCAGCTTGTGAACTACCAATTGTTCGTCCAGTATCTACTCCACGGCCTTCGTCTAAACCACGAATGAATTCACCTCTTAGATCAGGAAGATTAAAAGTTGTTGAGCCATTACCAGCGCCATAAGTTGTTTCTACAATAGCAAATAGATCTGCGTATTCAGTTCTTGAAATAGCTGAACCATCGCAAACCAAATATCCACTTGGAGCTGTTGCTGCGGCAAAATGAAATACTGCACCAGTTGGAACTAGATGCTGGAAATTTCCATCCATCTCTCCATACGTTAATGCGCTACCTTTATCTTCTCTTAATGTTACGGTCATGGGTAAATTCCTGTTATATTTCCATCATCATCGAAATAAATTCCGATATAACTTATAAACTCATCATTCTCGTTATATCCTGGATCGTTCTCTATATAATCATTTAGAACATATCCAAATAATTCTATTTCATCTTCTGTAAGTAAATAATCTTCAATAGTTTCGTCTTCTGGCAAAGGATATGGTGGTTCAAAATCATACGCCAATTCTACCAATGCAGCTCTTTCGACTGGATCTGTTGTTTCTGCAATTTGTTGAAATAGATCGGCATAATCTGGTTTTGGCATATTAACCTCCAGCGATTACCTTTGGAGATCCAGAAGCTGCTGCATTTGGCAACCAAGAGCCATGACCAGATGTACCATCTCCTACTCGATGAACGGGACTACCTTGTATATTAACTTTGCTTGATCCACCAACTGCGCCATCACCGCAACCAGTAGAACCACCCACTACGACGGCTAACGAGCCTTCAACTGTTACTTTAGTTTGTGGTGTACTTGTGTATGATGAAGCATGAAACGGATTAGGCGTTACAGAAGCGTGACCGATATGACTATCAACTCCTACTCTACAAACTGCTGGCATATTTTCTCCTAAGTTGAAGAATGCCCCGAAGGGCATTCTCTTTTAGTCTTATTTATGCTACCTTGAGTTGTTCCTTTGCAATAATATATTGCTTAACTAATCCAGAACGAACAATATCCTCAAAGCCGAATTCAATAATATCAAACAAATCGATACTATCTAATACTCTTAAGAAATCTGCTAATCCTGAAACGTCAGCCCTATTGCGGGAAGTTTTTAGATCGTCTTGCTGTGTATCACCGCAGAAAATAATCTTTGATGATTCACCTACCCTTGTGATAATTGTATCTAGTTCATGGTAAGTCATAGATTGACATTCGTCAACAATAATGATTGAATTATCGAAAGTTAATCCTCTTACGAAAGAAGAAGTCATAAATTCGAACATACCTTTGGATTTTAAGATTTGATATGCATCGCCTCTTCCAAATAAATCATTAGTGATATCCGCATATGGCGCTTCGAATACTGCTTCTTTTTGTTGCTTAGTGCCAGGCATAAAGCCTTGCTCGCGTGTTTGAACGGCAGATCTAATAACGACGACCTTTTCGTATTCCCCTTTTGATAGTACATCGTTAAGTGCTAAATACATAGCACACATTGTTTTACCTGTACCTGCTGTTCCTATGGCCGCAACATTGTATCCTTGTTGATAAGATTCGAATAGATCAGATTGAGTAGGCGTTAATGGATTAATTTTTCTCATTGCAAATTTTTGATTGAGAATACCGACCATATGCTCCTGGTCTCTTTCTTGTCTACGCTTTTCTTTACGGGATAGTCTGCGCTGTTTAGCTGCCATGAAACCTCCTTAATAGATAACATACTCAGCTACAAGATTTTTTACCATGTATTGATGTTATCCTTTTTGTGATGATGTTTAACATTTTTGAGAACGTCTCTAAAGCTATCGTCTGGCTTACGGAGACCTAAACGAACCGAGTCACCAATAGCTGGTGCTCCAAGGATGAGTTGTTTTACATGAGGATTTTCTTGGAGGTATGTCTCACGTTCGGACATACTTAAGTATAGATCATACTGTTCTTCTGTTTCAGTATTTAAAAATGTGTAACGAGGCATGTGTGCTCCTTGTAAAAGTAACATCTCAGGAATTCCCGATCCGTTGAATTTATTTATATCAGTGTTTCGTAGATTTGCTGCCAATTTTTAACTATTTGCACATCACCATGCTCAAAATAGTTGTTATGATGGTGATGCATAAGGATAGGTACCAAACCTGCTCTGAGACCTTCTACGGCATTCTCTGGTTTATCTTCTATCCAAAAACAGCCCGTGTCTTTATAGACAGCCAAAGCCTCGTCTTTATCAGCGCCAGTGTCCAGATAGGTGTACTTTTCAAATACAGTAGGACCAAACATTTCTATCAAATTTTTAGTACGAAGGTGCTGAGCGTAATCATCATTACTCAAAGAACTGATTACATGAAATACGTAACCATGTTCTTCATGTAATTTACGTACATATTTAATAGCGTCTCTCAAAGGAGGTAGTTTACGAATAGTAGCCGATTCGTTAAACATACGAACCAAACGTTCTTTTTCAATTGAAGTCAATCCATATCGACGACCAACATGGTAATCTGATTCCATACCTTCTTGTACTTCATAATTATGTTTTGCCATCCATTGAGTAAAAGCATATTCCCAATCCAGCAAGACACCATCAACATCTACTAAAATAACTTTATCACTTAACTTCATAATATACCTACATAATTCAGAAAATAAAAGAGGGCTTGCGCCCTCTTATTAAAGAAACAACATACGAGCCTGTGAAGCAGCGCACTTGTATTTTTTGCCGTTTGCAGTTTCGTAGATGAATGGATACTTGTAAGAACGGCTGTTGTAGCCTACAAGCTTATCACCTTTAGCATTGACAAACTTAGTGATACCTTCGCTTTTAGCAGCAGCTTCGAGAATGCGGTCAGTACGAGTAACCACGCCTTTTACTTTTGCTTTAACTTTGATATCTACTTCAGCATCGCTAAAACGCATGCTACCAACTTCAAACTCTAGATTAGCACCGAACTTATCAAGTACAGCCTGCATTTCAGAACGGAGAGCGTTAAGAGTAGCTTTGTCGAACTTAGATACGTTTTTCATAATGTAGTTTCCTGTTTGTTTCCATTTGATAGATCTATTCTAATCAAAACAAGAAGGAATGTCAACACTTTTTTTCAATTATTTTTCGTCGTAAAAGCGTTCAGAAAATTTTTCGCGGCGTTGGTTTCTTTGCTGTTGTTTACGACGCTTATCTTTCTTTTTGTATGAATATTCGTCCTTTTTACCCCATTCATCATCTTCCCATGCTTCTCGGAATTTTTTGATGTGACGTTTCTTACTCATTTTAATTTTCTCTTATTGCCCTTCGATTAAATCTGGAAATGCTTCAACAATAGTTTTCTTAGTCAAACCTTTGAAAGGTTTTTGCGATATCATATAATTTGCTAGCAACTCAGCATCATCATTATCGATATCTTCGAGCAGACTAATAAACAGCTGTTCTCTTTTGATCTGAGTTGC